CTGCAAGATTTAAGCTATTGGCTTTTATCTTGGATAGTGATGTTCCAACCTCTCCAAATGCCATAATTATCCTTTACTGTTTGCGTCTTTTACTGCTTTGATATGTGTGTACCAAGAACCTGTCTTGTCTAATTTACCGTCATTGATATCATGCCACAACAAGTCTAGTTGTTCATTCCAAGACAGATACTCTTCTTTTCTTTTTCTTAATAACAAAATTAAAGTTTCTCTAGTATCTCCTGCAGAATCATAACTATTTAATTGACTGTCTGTAGGTTTATTTACTCCAGACACACTCCAATTTTTTATGTAAGGACCTGCACCATCGTCTTGTATTTCAATGTTACTTTTTTCGTTTTTATAGTCTTTAGAATTTGCTTCTAAGTATAATTTAATTTTTGTTGTATATCCTGCCATTTTTATCCCTATGTAATTATTCTAAATGCTCCAAATTCATTGTAAGCAGCATTTGATAATAAGTTAGCGTTAACATCATTGTTTTGTAATCCTGCGTATGCCTCAATATAATCATCTGCATCTAAATCTGCAATTACAGAAGTGTGAACACTTATAACATTTTGTTGACTGCTTACTGCTGAGTGATTACCTGAGTGACAAATGGATGAACCATTTTTATATATTCTAGCATCTATTGAAGCCTCATTTGAAACACTACCTGCGGAGGTATTATGTTCTGAAAATCCAATTCTTAAATAACAATAATATTTGCCTACCACACCAGGTGTAAATCTATAATTTGTACTTGCATCATACACAGAATCTGTATCAAAAATTTCAGTAGCAAAAGCAATTTTTGCATTACTGTCCTCTGTAACTGAAAAAGCACTTGATAAATTAGCTGCAAAAGCAGGAGTGTTTGCTGCTTTAATAAGAGAAACATCTATTCTTTTTATTGTTCCTGCATCAGATATTAAAAGTTCGTCTGTGTCATCAGGAGCAGAAGTCAAAGCTGTGTGTCCAGATATAACTGTATTGTCAAAAGAATCTGCATTAACAGTTCCTGCTGCAGGACTAATTGTCCCTACTGCTTTTGCTTGATGTACCACATAAATGTTATTTGTACCACTAGGAGGTGCGGCAGCAAGTGTCAATGTAGTGCCTGATAAACTATAGGCGGAGTTTGGGTCCTGTCTAACATTTTCTACAAAGACTTCTATGTCTAATGTAGAAGTAGGTGCAACGTCTAATGTAAATGCAGTTGTACTGCCATTACCACTAAACCTTTTACCTACTAAAGACTGAAACTGATTGGTTGTATCTATAGGT